CCGCGCACGAGAAGATGGGCATGTCGGCCACACGTGCGCTGATCGCGGCGCGGAACGTGGTGTTCGGTGCGGCCCGCGCGCCCGCCCAGGACGACGCGCCGCCGGCCAAGGCCGGCAATCCGCCGGTCAAGAAGACTGATCTCGGCAAGGTCGCCGATACTCAGCGCCGGCAGCCGCCGGACGTCGCGAACAAGGGCTCCGACAAGGACGACATCACCATTGACCCGGACAAGCTCTCGGACGAAGAGTGGGACAAGCTGCCGAAGTCGAAGCGTGCGGCGATGCGCGGCGACCACGGCTGAGCAAACCGGCTAGGTCCTCCAGACGCCGCCGTAAGGCGGCGTCTTTATTTCGTGAAATAGCTATTGACAACGCTGAAAACCGTGGCAGCATCGCGTTCATACGGAACCGGCCACGTCAGCAGCCGGGCGCTACTCGCAGCGCTTACCCGCGTGTTGCTCGCCGACCTGGCGCGTTAGCTAGGGGATGAAGACCGATCTTCGGTCACGAACTTTCTCCCCAACTATCGAGGCAACAACCGCCATGAGCAGCACCAATTTCGGCGCGCTTACCGCCCATCAGCTGAAGGTCTGGTCCAAGGACTTCTGGCGCGAGGCGCGCAACAAGACTTTCGTCATGTCGTTCGCTGGCAGCAGCTCGAACAGCATGATCCAGCGCGTCACCGAGCTGAAGAAGACCATCGACGGCGATCGCGCTGTCATCACCATGGTCAACGAAGCGGTCGGCGACGGCGTCGTGGGCGACAACCGCCTGAAGGGCAACGAGGAGGCTCTCTCGCAGGACGAGATGGTCATCCGCATGGACCAGTGGCGCCACGCGCACGCCAACGCCGGCAAGATGAACGACCAGCGCACCATCGTGAACTTCCGCGAGGAAGCGATGGACAAGCTGTCGTACGCGGCCGCACGCATCATGGACGAGCTGGCATTCCAGACCCTGTCCGGCGTCGCCTACACCTACAAGCCCGACATGTCGGTTCGCACCGGCTCGCAGCTTCCGCTCCTGAAGTTCGCCGCCGACGTGACCGCGCCGTCCAGCCGTCGCCACTATCGCTGGGACGTCTCCACGGGCCTGGAGCCGGGCGACACCTCGCAGGTCGCCGTCGCTGACACCCCGTCGTGGGCGATGCTGGTCAACCTGAAGGCGCAGGCGATCAACGAGTTCATCCGCCCGCTGCGCAGCGACGAAGGCGTCGAGTGCTACAACGTGTTCATGTCGCCGGACGGCATCGCCAAGCTGAAGCAGGACTCGGCGTTCCTCACCGCCTGGCAGCAGGCCCAGAAGCGCGGCGATGAAAACCCGCTGTTCAAGGGCACCAAGCACGGCGGCAAGCAGGGCATCTACATCGACGGCCTGAACATCCTCGAGTACCGCAACGTGGTCACCACCAAGGGCACCCCCACGAAGTGGGGCGGTGGCACGGTCGAGGGCCAGCGTGTCCTGCTCTGCGGCGCCCAGGCGCTCGCGTTCGCCGACTGGGGTCTGGCGGACTGGGAAGAAGAGCACGACGACTACAAGAACCAGTTCGGCATCTCCATCGGCAAGATCTTCGGTCTGTTGAAGCCGCAGCTGTTCTCCACCTACGCCGGTTCGAAGCAGGACTTCGGTGTCCTGTGCCTCGACACGGCCATCTGAGTACAACGACATGACCGTCAAGAACATCATCGACCGCCAGCTCGTCAAGTCGGGTTCCGCCGTTCTGGGCATTGCCCAGATCGGCGCGGGCAACGAAGTGACCTTCGGCATCCGCCCCGGCACCCACCTGTTGCGCGTGATGGTGCATACCACCGTCGCGTTCGACGGCACCACGAACACCGCCACGGTCAGCGACGGCACCACCACCTTCGCCAACGCGGTCGACATCAAGACCACCGGCAGCGAGACCGTGGCGAACGCGCCGAAGTACTACCCGTCTGCGGCCACGCTCACGGTGTCCCTGGCTCAGACTGGCACGGCAACCGCCGGCGAAGTCGTCGTGGTGTACGAGTACATCCTGCGCGGCAACGGCGACGGCGGCATCCAGGAGTAACACCTGCAGCCCGCCCGGCTAACGCCGGGCGGGCTTTCTTTCGCGTAGAGGAATGACGCATGTCCATGGTAAAGATGGTTTCGCTTCGCAAGTTCCGCCTGGCCTCCACTTCCGGCCACGTGGTGATCTTCGAACCCAACACTCCGATCGACGTGCCGCAGGCCATCGTGTCCGAAGCCATGGCCGCAGGCTGTGTGCCGGCTGATGGCGACGGCGTGTTCCATGAAGACCTGGAGCGTACCAAGGTCGAGTTCACCGGCGACGTCCGTCGCTCGATGATCTACCTCGCCGTGAAGCGCGTGGTCGAGATCAACAAGCCGTACGACTTCGATGGTTCGGGCACTCCGAACATCCCGGCGATCGAGAGCCGTCTCGGCTTCGACGTCACCAAGCCGGAAATCCTCGCGATCTACCGCGAGTATCAGACCTACGCGTCCGAGAACCGCGAGTTCCCGCTGCACCCGGCGTCGGAGAACATCCTGCGCGTGATCGACGCAGGCACCAAGGCCGAGCTGATCGACCTGGCCGAAGAGTTCGGTGTCGACGGCGCCAAGGCGAAGGGCTTGACCGTGAAGGATCTGCGCAAGCTGCTCCTGGTCAAGTTCGACGGTAACGCGGCGAACTGACATGTTCGCCACGACGGCTGATGGTCTGCTCGCCTTCTTCCGGGCGGAAGTAGACGATTCCGTCGCTCCGTACCTGTGGGCTGATTTCGAAGCCTATGGGTACATGACGGAGGGCTTCGACGCCCTCCTGAAGAAGGCCGAGGTCAAGTACGAAAAGCTGACGCTGGCGTTCACCGCGGACAACCCTGTGGTGTCCTTGCCGGCGAAGGTGCTGCACATCCGATCCATGCGCATCGTGGACGGGGGCGAGATCGCCCCGCGCGCGACGTACAACGTGTCGGCGCCGGTGGACGACTACGGTCAGCAGAGCACCGGGCCGTCGGCCATGTTCGAAGGGTCGGGTACGCCGTGCATTTATGTGCGCGACTACGAGAAGCGCGGACTCCGTTTGGTGCCTATCCCGAACGCCAGCGGCACGATCGAGATCCAATGCACCACGACGCTCAGCACGCCGATGCAGAACGGTGCGGTACTGCCTTCTTCGGACAGCGAAGATCTGCGCCTGGTGTTGCACTACATGAAGTCGTTGGCGTATCAGAAGCACGACGCCGAGACCGAAGACCTGACCCGCGCTCGGTGGCACCAGGAGTCGTTCCGCCAGGGCGTGCTCGAGCGCGAATCGAAGCTGCGCAATTTCCGTCGCCCGCCGGGCGTCGTGCGCATGGAAGGGTGGTGGTGACTCATGGGACTGTTCATGGACGTTGGCCCCGACGACGCGATCTGCATCGGGGGTAATACCTGGATCACGGTCGAGAAGAAGAGTGGCCAGCGCGTGCGGCTCCGCATCATCGGCGAAGCCGAGGTCGAGCTGATGCGCAACGCGCGCAAGCTCAAGCACAAGACGGTGCTGAACCCGCCCGCTACGGACACTGGGGACTGAGATGGCCGGCGTGCGCGACGGCCAGCTGTTCAAGTCCGGGCCGTGGCCGCAGGGCGCGAACAACCTCGCATCCGAGGGGCGGCTGCCGACCGATGAATTCGGCCGGCGCGTTGCGCTGCGCGAAGCGGTCAACGTCGACATCACCAAAGAAGGCGACGCCCGCCGCCGTCGGGGACGTGGCGCCGCGCTGTTCGACTGCGACATGGGTCACTCGCTGTGGTCAGACCCTGCTCTGGACTTCGGGCTGTACGTCGACGGCGGACAGCTGTACGCCATGTTCTCCACGGGTGAGCGCCAGGCGCTAGGCGTCTATGCCGGCTCCGGCATGCTCAGCTATGCGCTGGCCGGCGATCGCGTCTATTACTGTGGGCACGGCGCCAGCGGCGTGCTCGACATGCAGTTCAACGCTGCCCCGTGGGCGCCCGAGTTCCCGTCCGGCCAACCAACGGTGGCCGCCGTCGCCGGCGGCGGGCTCCCAGCCGGGCAGTACCAAGTCGCCGTGACGTTTGTCGACGTGCTCGGGCGCGAGTCCGGCACGACGGTGGCCGCCACGGTGGAGCTGGTCGAAGGGCAGGGCATCGACCTAACCAGCATCCCGCAGCCGGCCAGCGCCGGCGCGTACATCGTGATCTACGCCACTGAAGCCAACGGCTCGGTGCTGTTCCGCTTCGCAACTCTGCCCGCCGGCACCGACATGCTCGCCGTGCGCTCTGCACCGCTCGGCCGCAGCCTGAAGACGGCGCTCCTGCAGCCGATGCCCCCGGGCCAGATCGTGCGTGTGTTCAACGGCGTCCAGCTGGTCGCGGTTGGCAAGCGGCTGCTGTGGTCGCCGCCGATGCGCTACGGCACCACCGATCCGGCGCGGAACATGATCCCCTTCCCGCACGAGATCGACCTGGTCGAGCCGGCGGGCGCCGGCGAGAGCGGAGCGGGCGTGTTCGTGGCCGCAGGCCCGCGCACGTACTGGCTGGCTGGCGCCAAGCCGCGCGACTGGCAGCAGTCGATCGCGTACGCCTCCGGCGCGGTGCCGCGCTCCAGCGTGCGCGTGCCTGGCACCGTCGCCGGGCTGGATGACGCCTCACCGATCACCGTCTGGCTGGCGCGCGACGGGCAGTTCTGCCGCGGCGTGCCTGGCGGCAAGGTGCTGCCGATGACGCCGGGACGTACCGCCGCAGATGATGCAGAATATGGCGCAGCACTCTACCGCGCGCAGGACGGCATCCAGCAGGTTGTCGTCTCGCTGCGCGGCGCACGGAAACAGTCGCTCGGCGTCACGGATCGCGCGTACGCGGTGGTGGTGCCATGATCGCGCGTCTGCCCAAGGAAGAGCGGCTGCGACGCGTAGCAATCTGCAACGCGCCGTGTCCGAACAAGGAACCCGTCGAGCGGTTTGCTCGGTGTCTGAAGTGCGGGTGCTTCATCGCTGCGAAAACAGCAATGCGCGGGGCGTCATGCCCTGACAACAAGTGGTCTGCGTATTTCCCTCCGGAGCAACAGAAATGAACATTTTCGACAAATTGGGCCGTCACGGGGCCGAAATCGCGCGGGCGCTTCGTCTGGGCAAGTACGGCATCAACGACAACGGCGACATCAAGCTGGACAACTCGACCATGACCGTGGGCGGCGTGCACGGCAACGGCATCATCTTGCCCTCGGGCGAGCTGTACGACCCGCAACGCGCGCGCAACCGCGTGGTCAAGGAAGGCCGCATCCGCATGGCGAACTCGGCCATGGCCGGGACCGCGGCGATCAGCGCGTGGTACCTGGCGCCGTTCGCCGGCAACGTGACCCCGGACGACGATTGGACTGCGGCGACGTTCAAGGACGACGCTACCGAGTTCACCGCCTACACGCCGACCTCGCGCCCGCCGTGGACCGTGGTCGCCGCATCGACCAGCGCGTTCCTCACCAACGAGCCCGCACTGGCCGCCTCGACGATCACCTTCACCGCCGGCGGGCCGTACACGCTGTACGGCAGCGGCTTGCTCAGCGTGGCCACCAAGGACGCCATCACCGGCGTGCTGTTCTCGGCCGCGCGTTACCCCTCGCCCCGCACCGGCATGAACGCCGGCGACAAGCTGGGCTTGTGGTACGAGCTGGAGCTGAAGGACGAAGCGGACGTCTGATGCACGCAGGGTCCGGCCCCCGCTACACCGACTGGTCTCACCTTCGGGTTCCGGACGGTGAGCGGGAAGCCGCTGCCCCGTACATTCCAGCGGCGCGGAAACTGCTGGGCTTCGTCATGGACGAAGCCCGGCGTACCGGGCTGAAGTCGCACAAGATCAAACGCACGCTGCGCGACGGCACGGTCATCATCGCCGAGAAGATCGGCGACATTCCGCGCATGACGATCGTCCCGAAGGGTGGCAGGCCGCCGATCGAGATCCGCACTCTTGAGGGGTTCTATTTCACCCGTCGTATCGCGGCTCTCGAGAATCACCAGCCGGCGATCTTGGTGGAACCCACCGACGAAGAAGACTCTGAGTGGACCGCGCTGTTTTACGGCGGCGATGAAGTGGGTTTTGACTTGGCGCCGGAAGACCAGCGCGGCACGTATATCGACGTGTTTGGCCCCAAAGCAAAGCAGCCGTGGCAGCGCCTGGACATCGCCGGCGGTATGTGGGTCGATCGCGAGACTAAGGAATCGGTTACCTGGTTCCGCGGATATCTCGGTTATTGGCCAATGCACTACCGCCACCCGATCACGAACTACGCTCCCTACGTCAACATCTACGGGCATTTGGTCTACACGACGCCGTTCCCTGAGTGGCGCGTTTTGGCAGCGGCCAAACGCGACAACTGGTTGTACGTGATGGTGTGCGAGAACCTGGGGTTCCTAAACCCGCCCGAGCGACCGGGCACTGCTTCGTGGTCCGGGCAGGTGTGGGCTTCGCAGCCATACACCGACGACGAGTACAACTACTCGCTGTGGCGCTATCCGCTGTCTATCGAGACGCAGCCCGATACGTTGATCGACACATACCGCGCAGGCGACCACGACGAGACAGGAGAGCAGCTGTGGAGCGGCAGTTTGGAGCTGGCGTACGGAGCGTGGTCGTTCAATGCCGACTGCACCAACATCGTAACGATGCAGCTCCCGCGGCGCGCGATCTTCACTTTCCGCACGTACCGCGACGAGACGCTGCCAGGTCTTGAGCTGTGGCGCATTAGCCCGGACTCTTTCCCGGAGTATCCGGTGCAAGAGGCGCAGCGCATAGCGCTTACGATTTCGCACGGGGTAGGAACGCCATCGGTGTCGCTGTCGCAAACCGACGCGCCGTTGATCATTGCTGAAGAAGACGGCGTCGTGCTTACGATGCAGCAGACAGGACACGAAACGCAGGCGCCGCCACACGAAGTCGTCACGACGTATTCCAAACTCGAGTACATCTGCGGCGATTTCTCGATCGTGGCGTTCGAGGCGTACGTGCCGTTTGCTACGTTCGAACCGCAGCTGTCGCGGACGATCGTGTACGCGCACCTGCCGTCGAAGACGTTCCTTTTTCTGAAGTACGCATACGGTGGCGGCACTTTGGAGCCGGTCAACATCTGCTACGAGCTGTACGTCGACGGCGAACAAGTGGAAATTACCGACGACCCGTATGCGGTGGACACCGTTCTGGCGGAGTTCCCCGCGGGGATCGAACGCACCATGGCGCACGCGCGCTACACGGTGCCGTGGTTTGGCGCGTACAACGACCTGGCTACCGAGTGGAACTTCTTCAATCCGCTCGACGCGATGACGTTGCTACTTGGGATCATCGTCGAAGGACGCGGTGCGGGTCCAGGATCTACCGGTTCAGGGCCTAATTCGCAGGGATACATCATCGTCGGCAACCCGTACATTCCGTTCACTGCGCGCATCAACTCCGACTCGCCGTACGTCACTGAAGGCGGAATCGATCGAGGCGCCGGTGCCGGCGGATGGTCCATTGCACAGTACGGTGGGCCTGGCCCCACGTTTGCATGGGAAGACGCCAACGCGAACGCCCCGGCGGGGTACTTCAACCGAGGGTTGTACGAGGCTACCGACGCGTCGACGAATCCGTACTATTGCTCGTTTGGGTCCGCAGCCACGTACGAGGGCGTCACGCTGTTTGCCCTGAAAGCGCCGGTGTGGGCGTACTATGCCGACGAAGACGGGCCGAACCCGTACCCGTTCCGTGAGACCTCTTACCCGTTCCGGTGGGCTACAAAGGGGGACGCGCGAGAAGTTATCGACGCGGTCGACCACGATCGTCTAGCTACCGACAACATCCTGTACTACGCCTCGTACCCTGTCGGCCACACCGGCAAACCAATGAAACGCCAAAAAACAAGGTTCGCAGCATGACCGCCAACGCTTCCACCGGCTTTCTCAACGCGCTGTTCAACGGCAGCTCGTTCAAGGAGATCTTCGACTACGGCAGCATCGAGATCCGCAGCGGCGTGCAGCCGGCCAATGCCGACGCCGCGGTGACTGGCACGCTGCTCGCACGCATTACGAAGGACGGCGGCTTGTGGACGGCCGGCGTCAACACCAACGGCCTGAAGTTCCAGGTGATCCAGCGCTACGTCGTCGCCGACCCTGCGCAAGCCTGGCGGACGAAGGGCATCGCTGCCGGCACCGCCGGCTGGTTCCGCCTGCGCGCCAACGCCTACGACGACGGCCTCATCTCGCTCACGGCCCCCCGGATTGACGGTACTATTCGCCTGGTCGGGGAGGCGGGGGACACGCAGATGTACATGCACGACGTCAACGTCACCGAAGACACCGACAGCCCGTTCGTGGGCTGGACTTTCACCATCCCCCCGCTCTAACCGCCGAGGACAACTGGCATGTCGTACAAAATCACCGATGACTTGGCAGCCGCGATGCTCACGGCGTTCAAGACCGAAATGGACCTGGGCTTCCTGTACATCTTCGCTGGCCCCGTGCCGGCAACGCCCGATCTCGCCTTGGACATGGGCGCGGACCACACGCAAGTGGCCGTGCTCACCGTCGACGATGATGGCATCACCGGGCTCGAGTTCCTCGCGGCGACCGGCTCGGTCATCTCGAAGAACTCGGATGTCTGGGAAGGCACCATCGAGTTCGACGGCGCTGAAGACGGCGAGACCACGCTGACTCCGACGTTCTTCCGCTTCTGCGCTGCCGCGGACACCGGCCGTACCGCTGCCGACACGCCTCGCCTGCAAGGTACCGTCGGCGGCCCGTCGAGCACCGCTGACCTGCGCCTGGCCAGCGACGACGTCACGGCGAACGGCACCAACACCATCGCCGCCGCGATGTTCAACTTCCGTGTGAGCGGCCTGGGCTGATGCTCACCAAGCCGGAACTGGTCGAGGTCGTTCCTCGCGTTCCGGCCGTGCCGGCGCGCGAAGCACGTACGGTGTGCCCGTACGTGCCGCCGGTGCCGTACGTGCCGCCCTCGACTCCGCCGCCGTCGGGCGATCCGACGTCCTGCGGTTTCATCATCGGCGTGTACCGCGACGTCTACGGGCGGCTGTGCGTTGCCACCCAATACTGCGAACGGCGGTGTACCTGATGGCCGCGTCTACCACGTCGCTCGGCGACCACATGTACAACATCTTCGGCGACCGTGTCCTGACGCTGCCGTCGGGGACGCCGGCGGCGCAGGTGTACGTCGCGAACTTGACCAGCATTTCGGTGTTGGCCGGCAAGGTATTGCGCGGTATTACGGTGTCCGGCGCATTGCGCAAGATCCTGCCGGGCATCACGCGCACCGTACGCTGGGGCGCCACGTCTGCGGTGTTTGGTGCTGAAGCACCGGACGGCGCTGGACGCGTGCAGGTTCCCTTCACTATCAACGTGCCGCTGCGCGGCGCGCCGTACTCGATCGCGCCGTCGGTGGTGGACGCTACGACGCTTGGCTTGTCGGTGTTCATTGCGACGCTTGACGCTACGCCGCTGCCTGGCGGCAGCTACGTTGCGATCACCAGCAGCACGATCTATTACTCGTCCAAGCCGTCGTTTGCACTGGAGCTGCCGGACGAAGTCGCCGCGGGCGAAACGGTCGACGTTGTGCTGCGCATGCTGTACCTCAGCGGTGACGTCGTCGATGGTCAGTCGGTGAAGCTGTCCAACAGCACTGGCGACGTCGCGCTGTCGTTCATCGGCTCGCCGCCGTCCAACGTGATCAATCCGGTGTCGGACGCCAACGGCGAGATCAACTTCAAGCTGCACGGCGTACGCGCAGGCGGCGACGCCATTTCGGTGCTGGTGGATTCGCCGGGGTTCTTCTCACCGGCGCTCAACGTGGTGTATCCGATCAACGGCTCCGGCGTCTCCGGCAGCTGTGTGTTCGTCCCCGCCGCGGAAGGTGTGCCGTCGGTGCCTGG